CTATGAGTTTATAGATTATTCAGCGTTTAACGAAAGCCCTTTGGACGTGCAAAAGTATCTGGGCATGTACGACGATTGGAGCGATACTACCGAATGGGCATACCACAAGGACGAGAAGGGCGAAGCCCGGACGCTTGCTAAAGAACAGCAAGACCCCACATTGAAGGAGGGTAACGTAGGCGACTTTTGCCGGGCATACACGATTAGCGAGGTTATCGCGGAATACCTATCAGACGTTTACGAGCCTACCGAGCAGGATGATAGATGGACCTACACGGGCGGCTCGACTTCCGGCGGTATGCTAACGTTCAATGATATGTTTGCCTATTCGTTCCATAACAACGACCCGATACAAGGTAACCACGTGTTCAATGCATACGACCTTGTACGTGTACACAAATTCGGTAAGCTGGACAAGGGCGCGGATAGGAAGAACTCAACCGAAGCCATGAACGAACTTGTAAACAAGGATGCAAAGGTAGCCGCGGCACGTGCCCGAATGCTGGCAGTTAAGGCTGGTGAAATCATGGACGATTTTGACGACGTTATAGAAGTGGAGGAAGCAACCGACAGCGACGTAGCAACTACATATGAGGACGCTATGACGAAGTTGGAAACCGATAAGCGCGGCGCGTATCTACCATCCGCAAAGAATTTAGGGTTAATAATGAAGTACGACCCGAACCTAAAGGGGCTTATTGCACGAGACCTATTTAAGGAACGCCGGGTTGTTACCCGTGTACCTTTATGGCGCGCGAAAGATACCTCTTTGGACTTCCAGGACGTGGACTACTCGGGCGTACGTAAACACATTGAAGACGTGTACGGCATATCCAACAGTGCGAAGATTGACGATGCCATAGCACTATCCGCGGAAATGAATTCATTCCACCCCGTGCAGGAATACCTAACCAAATTAAAGTGGGACGGTATCGAAAGAGTTGATAAAGCGCTTATCCATATCATGGGAGCGGAAGATAACGTATACACCCGCGAGGCATTCCGAATTATGATGGTGGGGGCGGTTAAGCGTATCTTTCAAAAGGGTTGCAAGTTCGACAGTATGTTAGTGTTGCAGTCCGAGCAGGGCGCAGGAAAGAGCACATTCATCCGAAAGCTGGGTAAGCAATGGTTCTCCGATAGCCTTTCAAGCATGGACGGTAAGGGCGCGTTTGAACAGTTGCAGGGTAACTGGATATTGGAGGTTGCGGAGTTGTCAGCAATGAGACGTTCAGAGGTTGAGGGCGTGAAAAACTTCATTTCCAAAACAGAGGACAGCTACAGACCGGCGTACGGACGCGTTACTAAGAACTTCCCGAGGCAATGTATCTTTATAGGTACGACCAACCGGGACGAATTCCTAAAGGACGACACGGGCGGCAGACGGTTTTTGCCCGTGAAGGTTAAGGCGAACGCCAATACACACCTAATCTTTGAAAAGGGCTTTGACGATTACGTGGACCAGCTATGGGCGGAAGCCGTACAAATGTATTTCCGCAAAGTGAGTACGTTGTTATCCCGGGAAGCCGAGGAAATAGCCGAAAAAGGACGCGAAGAGCATTTCGAGGCAGACCCCCGTACCGCATCAGTAGAGGCGTATTTGAATATGCGCGTACCGGCAGATTGGAGACGTATGTACGTGAATGAACGACGCATGTACTTTAGGGAGTACGACGCATCGAAGGTAGACCCGGAAGACTTTACACTGGGAAAGATGGACTTCGTTTCGGTTATGCAGATTGCTACGGACGTGTTCGAAATGGATGTAGGGCGCGTAACAACCAAGGAAAGCCGCGAGATAGCCGCTATCATGTCTAAAGTACAAGGGTGGCAGCGAGCGGCGAACGGTAAAACCGTTATGGGCCTCGGACGCGTACGAGGATATGAACGTATTGTTAACGAGTGATAACAGAGGGGGTGTAAAAACCCCCAAATGTTAACTAACTGTTAACAGAATAACTAAATGAGATTTATTTCTTAAATGGTGTTAACGGAATACACAACCTATTGTTATTTGCCGTATATTTGTAATGCCAAAAGGAAATAATAACAATTTAAAAATAAAGATTATGATAGCAACAGTAGAACTTACAAAGAGAACAGCCTTAGAGGAAATGATTATCAGAAACAACAAATCTGAAAAGCAACAAATGATTGATTCCAAAACAAAGGCAATGAACGAAGCTTTAGAAAGTGCAGAGTTCTATGCGAGCATCGGAAACAAAGAATTCGCAGATAACGAAGCAAGCCGGGCGCGGTTGTTGGAAAGGCAGATTAGAAGTTTAAGATAAAAAAAATAGGTTTGCGGTGAACCTTTCAAAACCGCAAACGTTTATATCATATAACAATTTAAAAACAAATGATTATGAAAAAGTTAGTAGTTTTAGCAGTGTTAATTCTTACAAGTGTATCAATGTTTAGCCAAATTACGTCGCAGGGTAAGCCCGAGGTATTAAAGTCCTTCCGTATGGGCGTTTGCAAATTGGTTGATACCAATGGGGAAATAACCATTGAGGCGGTAACGCGTGAGACCGAAAGATATATAATGAAAGTCCATCTGGGCACACCCGAGGAAGCTGGGGTAACGCTTGCAAGCCTTGCAGAATACAAGCCCGGTAAGGGCGAGACGGTCAACCTCAACAACCCGAGCAACAATGAAGCGTATTTTCAAAAGCTTAACGGCACATGGATAATCACGGAGAAATCAACGGAGCTTTTCAGTATTTCAGTCAGCCGCGGAGAGCTTAAAAAAATGGTCGAAGCGTTGAACAATTAAAGAAGGGTTTTTGTTATTACAGTATATACAATTTTAAAAAGAAAAGATTATGAAAAGTGGAAATTTTATCAAACTGGAATTCGTAGTTAAAGGTGAATTACAAGTGGAGTTTATCAACGTTGAACACGTATCGCGTATTATGTACGTGGAAGGCAAACCGTTTATTGGTATGCTGGGACAGGCCTACACGCGCCAACTTACAGAAACGAGCATGAAGGTTTTAACGGAGTTCATTAACGTATAAAACAATTAAATTAAAATGGTTACTATCCTAAAAGTTATCGCAGTAAACGAAGCGGAACGTACTTCTTATTATCCTACCCCGGGCGATGGGGTATTTCCAACCGTGGAGATGGCACGGGAGTTTTATAAAAATGAGTTCAAGGCAAATAAAATAATATTATGTTATGTCAACGAATGAAAATGTACAGAGTTACAACGTAGGAAAGTCCGATTATGCCAAACATGCTATCCAGCCATGGGACATTTGGAAAGAATATAATCTTAACCCCTGGGACGCGGATATAGTAAAGCGCGTTCTCCGAACCAAGGAGGGCGAACCCCGAGCAGTGGATTATGAAAAGATTATCCACATTTGCAAATATCGCATTGCAGAGCTATCTAAGGAAGTGTCAAAGGAAACCAAGGTAGTTACACCAGTCGAGGCAGAAAAGCCCGTAGAGGACGAGGAAAGCGACGATACAACGGTATTTTGCTTGGACGAGACAAAGAAGCCCGCAACGTTCTATATTGAGGGAACGAAGTGGAACGGTGAGTATGCCGGTTACTCGGTGTTCGTGACTGGTAACACCCCCTACATGTACTTGGGTGTCGACGCAGAGGGCAGCCACTTGTATGCAGACCTTTCGGAGTTAGAACAATGGCTTTACTCCCCGGAAACGCACCTGCCGCCAAAAACGTTCAAGCTAAAGCATACCGACCTTTTTGGCAATCACAGAAGCTCGCTAAAGATAGGGTTCGTAGGTACGTACTACGAGAAGCACGACTACATAATAACGTGTGACGGGCGGCTATTCCGTTACTTCGGTATGACGAAGGAAGGAAAGTTTGTCTACCGTAATATGTCGGCAAAGCGTGCAGATGGAACGTACCGGGAGGTCCTATGCGAGTATAAGTTAGAAAACAAAGGAATTCAATTCACGTTATGATAAGCAGACAGGAATACGCGTACGGTATCGGAGATGAGATAGTACATAACGGAGAGGTTTTAAAGTATAGGGGCTATTATAGCGGGCACATCTATACAACTACAGTAGACCACGAATCCGGGGAATTTGCCGAGACAGTGGTATTTGAAAACAAATTGAGAAATGAAGGAAATAATAAGTGAAAAAGATTTAGAGCGTACATTCTCCGAGAAGCTTAACCGAACAAAAAAAGTGTGGGTAATAAAACTATTATCCACCTTTATAAAAGGTTTGCCGGATAGAATGATACTTTGCCAGGGTGGGTATGTAGGCTTTGCCGAGATAAAGACCACGGGAAAGAAGCCAACTAAGATACAATTGCTGATACACAGCAAGTTGGAGGCTTTAGGCTTCAAAGTATTTGTTATCGACGATTTGGAAAGCAGGGACGCTGCAATAAGTTTCTTCTTAAGAAATGTTAAGGAAATAAGCAACGTACCGGGAGAAGGGTTATCTTTGTAGCATCAAATTAAAAAACAGAAATCATGAAAAAGAGAAGTTTAAAAGAAGAAATCGAATACCGTTTAGGTATGTACTTCGGAATCAAGTCGGGCGCGCTGTATGTCCGTGACGATAAGTTCGGCAACACCGAGGAAATTCTAAACCAGTTGCAACGCGATATTACCCAGGATGTTAATTTCCTTTCGCGTAAAACACTGGGATACGTATCGGGTGAGCAGGACTTCAAAAGCATTTGCGCGTTTTACAAAACAAAATTAATGAAGTAATAGAGCTATGGTAAACTATATAGATTTAAAGTTAAAGTGTATCGCAGGACACACCGAAATAGTAATGAACGGTCAGCGCATTAAGTGCGCTGCCGATTACGACAGAGTAATAGGGCACATAACCCCGGCAGCTCTCCATGAGTTCAGCGCCCAGTTATCAATGATAAAAGCAACGTTATGTTATGTTAGCAAGAAAGCAATTACATGAATACCAAGTAAAGGGAGTGCAGCACATCATAGACAATGAGTTTTGCGCGTTGTTCCTTGATATGGGTTTGGGTAAGACAGTAACAGCCCTAACCGCCATCAAAGACCTTTTGGATAATTGCATCATATCTAATTGCCTGGTAATAGCCCCGAAGAAGGTAACGCAGGTAACCTGGAGCGATGAGATTAAAGCATGGGCGCACCTTAAGGACTTGACGATTTCAGTTATCGACGGTACAGTTAAACAACGCCGGGAAGCCTACGAGAGGCAAGCAGATATATACGCAATTAGCCGTGATAACATTGTTTGGCTTGTAATGGAGTACGGAGGTATTAAACTTCCCTATGATATGGTAGTTATCGATGAGTTGAGCAGTTTTAAGAACTATGCCTCAAAGCGTTTTAAGGCCCTTAGAAAGGTGCGGAAGTTTATCCCCCGGGTAGTAGGTTTGACGGGAACGCCGTCACCAAACGGACTTATGGACCTATTCGCTCAAATGTATTTGATAGACCAAGGGGAGAGGCTCGGTAAATCAATCACAGCATACAGAGATAAGTTTTTCCGACCCGATAAACGGAACGGAGATATAGTGTACAGCTATGCACTGAAAAGCCCACAGGAGGAAACGGAGAAGCAGATAAGCGACCTAATAAGCGATATAACCATATCAATGACAGCCGAGGACTATTTGAAGATGCCCGACCGCATTAACATATACGACCGTGTGGAGCTGTCCCCTAAAGTGCTGGCACAGTATAAGGAGTTTGAGAAGGAACAAGTATTGGAACTTATCAACTCGGACGAACCGATAAGCGCGGCAAGTGCGGCAGCGCTATCCAATAAGTTACAGCAATTCGCGAACGGCGCGATATACGATGCCGACCGAAAGGTTATTGAGTTGCACGACGAGAAACTGGAGAAACTCGAGGAACTCGTGGAGGCCGCGAACGGTTCGCCCGTATTGGTTGCCTACTCATACAAGCATGACCTGGACCGCATAATGAAGAAGTTAAAGGCATACAAGCCCGTCAAGCTGGAGAAGCCCGAGCAGATAGCCGAGTGGAACGCCGGAAGGATTAAAGTGCTTGTAACGCACCCGGCGAGTGCCGGGCACGGGCTTAACCTACAGAAAGGTGGACATACGCTTATATGGTTTGGTAATACGTGGAGTCTGGAACTCTATATGCAGTTCAACGCCCGTTTGTATCGCCAGGGGCAAGCGTACCCCGTAACCGTACATCACATCTTAACCACGGGAACGGTAGACGAGAAGATAATAAAGGCCCTGGAAGGCAAGAAACAGACGCAGGACGGGTTAATGGAGAGTATTAAAGAACTTATGGAATTTTACAGTAAGAAATGAAAGCAGTATCTGTTTGAATGCATAAAATGCTTTGACCAATGAAAAGTTAATAACAGTTATCGCAGTCCTACTATTATTGGTAGACTGCACCGTAGTACAGAACGCAGCGGACAGCATACAACGTAATTTCAAGCTACAGCAATTAGAGTACGGGCTATCGCTGAAGGATAGTTTAATACTTAAATGATGTTAACGAAAGAACCAACATAACGGGAAAAGCGTTATATTTGTACCAACGATTTAAAAACAGAAGATTATGGAAAAGTACATAGGGAGATTAGCTTATTTCTGCGGTGGGAAACCGGAAGTAGCGGGGTATAGGGACGATGGACGTAACTTCACACTTATAGTAGACGCTTCCAAACTCGAAGGATGGCATTGGGAATCTTTAGACCCGCAAGATGTTGTATTCAAAAAGTGCGAAAAATATCGGTATGTTAGTGTTGATGACTTAACAGATTAGAAGTTATGATTAGAAACAAAGATTTTGCGATGCTGTACGCGGGCCGTGCAGTATTCACCAGGGAGAACGAATTTGCAGGTGTGGTAGTCGGCTGGAACGACATGCACGGGGTTATACTGGGAGTTGACCACATGGGCGGTTGGCAGAACTGGGACGCCAACGATATAGGCGTGTCCGAGGATGAGTTTCTGTCGTATGAATACCGCAACGGGGGGACACTGGAAGAGCCGGACGTGCCGCACGAGCCAGTAGACCCGAGACCCAGAACGATAGGCGAGTTTATCAAGGAGCACGAAGGCGTGCGAGGTATCCAATTCTCTACGGACGAGCACGGTAACGTACAAGCCGCCTATATCCGCGGTAAGCACGGCGGCATGAAGCTTGTGAGCATGGGAGACGGTTTAGAAAATGTGTCATCAAAAATTTAGAATATATGGAAGCATTAATGTGTTTATTCGGAATAGCGATAGGTGCAGGTTTGGTAACTGGTTTGTGGCTTGTGGCTAAGTTCGCAGCCCGTAATATAGATGGGGGGTACAATGATTAATGGGAGCATTGATAATAAAGGGAGCGGTGGCGGCGATAGTCGCCGCAGCTATAATATCACCGATAATATGTTTGATAGGTTTAATGAAAACAAGAATAAGGAAACCCGAGTATTTCAATATTTGGTATAAACCGGAACATGGCACCGAGTTTTGCCGGGCGCATCTTGTGGGTAAGGCATACCGACTTGATAATAGGGCGCTGTACCTGGTTGAAACACACCCCAAGGACGCAGCCAAAGCGTGCGCGCGGACTGTCCCGGAAACGGAGCTATGCGGAGTGTATTTACTGGAGAAAGGAAAATTTTATAAATTGGCATTCGAAGAAGAATTATATGACTAAAGAACCAAAGCCTCCCCATAGGCTTAAAGGGGGCGATAGGACAGCCGCAAAGGTTGACGAAGTGGAATACCTTATCGGTATCAGATTAGTGGGCTACACGGGCCTAAAAGACGTGATTATAGTAGAAGTACATGGAAGTGTAGCGGACGGGGCGGGCGCATGGAGCGCGCCCGAAGACTTATATAGTGCAGGCAGCAGCGACGTGTTTATGAAGAAGCCGAGAGCCGGGGCTTATTACAAGTATATAGGGCTTAAAAACATCGTGCATGAGGAAAGTTAGTTTTATGGATATGGCGGTATGCCTCAACTGCCATGTATTCATTATATGGGAGTTCATACGAAGGTACGGTTATACCGCCGGGGTGACAAAGGACAAGTACGGGCGCGGTTATGTGGAAGCCGCGCTTTGCAACGGTTGGATTGATAAGCTGGCAAAGTATGTAGCCGCCCAGGATTTCACGTATAAGCAGCCCATCAATAAAAGACAGTATCTTATCAGAGACGAGGCACGCCTCGCAGAGGAGAAAAGAAACAAGCAAGACATATCGAGAACCTACGGAATTGACCCGGACGGAAGGATTAAAAGAGTATCAACGTTCAAGAACGGAACGGTCCAAACGTGGTATTGGCATAGGGATTCGCTCGGGTGGAAATTGACATAATGAAAGCGGTTTGCCTATAGGGGTTAGCAGTATGATAGCGCCCTCTACGAAAGCCTATTGGCAAACCAAATGATAGCGATTAGCCCGAATCTGATTACAAAATGTCAGATTCGGGCTTTTGTTTATAATTAGAAAAAAGAGGCTCTAAAATTAACAGAATTTAACCACACCTGCACAGTAAAAAATCGCTACTGTGCAGGTCTTTGTGCACTCTAACTCTCTATATTATAATATATTATATGTAAATGCACAGTATGCACAGTAAAAAGAGGGTAAAACATTATTTTGGAGAAAAGTATATTTTAGGGGGTATAAAATATACTATATTCTATATTAAAGTTATGAAAAAAAAGTGTGTGTCTGTGCAGGTGGCTGCAACGTTCAGTGAGATAGGTAGTTACAGTGTACGCATACAGAATATTGTAAATATAATTCATTTGTAAACTTTATTCGCAGAAAATGCCTAACTGACCGTTGGTTGGTCTGGTGCGATTTGTTGCCTACCTTTGTGCCATGATTGGGAACGACGTGAACAGTCCAACTACTGGTCTTGCATCTCTTTAAGAGACCGCAAGCACACACGCGCGATACCGTATTACCAAATAACAAACAGACTATGGCAGGAAGAGCAAAGAAGGAAGCCGCCCCCGATACGAAGGCGGCAATTACCAAGGGACAAGCGACGGGCAAAGCCCCCGCCCCTAAAACAGATTTGAAGGAATGCAAGGAACTTTATGAAGTCGTGCAGACGCGCGGATGTAAAGGCGCAACGTTGTCTACCGTCGAGGAGTGCGTAGATTACGTAGCGGAGTACATGAACTTCTGCGCGCGTAACCCGTTCATTACTTATGAGGTCCTAAAGGGCGGGAACGCCGCCGGGCAAAAAGTCCCCATAGAGAAGAAACGCGCGCCCTCGCTCGGGGGCTTCTGCCTTTTCATCGGGTGGACTCTGCAAGCGTTCAAGAAGAACGGAGCACGACTTGAAAAGCTGGCTGGAGATGGGAACGAGGACGCGGCTAACTTATTGACCGGGTACGCCCTTATCGCCGAACTCATCGCGACCGATATGGACGAGAGCGCGCTTGCCGGTGTGGTTGATGCCAACTACATGGCGAAGCTTCGGGGACTGCGAGACCTTAAGGACGTTACAAGCAATGGCAAGGAGGCAGGCACGAAGGCTATGCAGGTTAACGTGCTTTCAGAGGATGCGGTGAAGAACCTACAGAAGTTAGGAGGCATTTAGCGATGAACGTTACATTTACTTTTGAAAAGATACTGGCGGCTTTCGTAGACCCGAAGATACGCGGTGTAGCCTCTAAAGGCGGTACACGTAGCGGTAAGACGTGGGCAACCCTACAGATGTTGCACATACTCGCATTGAACAATCCGCAACCGCTCGTTATCTCGTGCGTGGCGGCTACGTTCCCTATGGTTAAGCGCGGTATGCTCCGCGACTTTAAAGCCATGGTGGCAGCCGAGGGCTATTGGGACGAGAACAAGTTTAATAAAACGGAAAGTACATACGAATACCCGAACGGCACAATAGTAGAGTTCTTCTCATGCGATAACGCCGGGAAGGTGCACGGTCCTGCACGTGATATACTTTTCGTCAACGAGGCGCAAAGCATACCACGTGAAATCTTTAGGCAGCTTGATATCCGTACACGTAAGAAGGTTATCATCGACTACAACCCCGTTAGAAAGTTTTGGGGCGAAACCGAGTTCGTAGGCGACCGATACGTTACCGTACATTCAACGTACAAGGATAACCCGTACTTGACCCCCGAACAAGTCGCAGCCATCGAGAAGAACAAGGGCGATGCCAATTGGTGGCGCGTGTACGGCGAGGGCTTGACGGGCGGCGTAGAGGGTAACGTTTACCCCGAATACGAAGTTATAGACGATATGCCGGAAACCTACACGGGCAGATGCCTGGGGCTTGACTTCGGTTTCGTGAACGACCCGACCGCCATTGTCGATATTCGCATGGAAGGCTGGGACTTATACGTAGACTTGCTTTGCTATGAACAGGGCTTGCTGAACAGCCATATAGCGGACTACTTGAACGCTAATGCACTGAACCGCGTGATAACGGTGTGCGATAGTGCGGAGCAAAAGAGCATCGTGGAGCTACAGCAAAAGCGCATCAAGGCAATACCGTGTGTTAAGGGGCGAGGCTCTGTGGCGGCTGGCATCGCCCAGGTGAAGCAGTTCAAGTTGCACGTAACAAAGCGTTCGGTCAAGCTGCTTGATGAACTGGATAATTACAAATGGATTAAGGACGAGGTATCGGACACATACACCAACGAAGCTATAGACGCGTGGAACCACGCACTCGACGCGCTCCGTTACGGTGTGGACTTCTTGATACGTAAATACAGACCCAAATAATGAAGAAATTTATATTGAAATGGATATATCGCATAACAGCGATTAACAACCGAAAGGTTTTATTAAGAGTGGCTAACCTACCGGCAAACGGAATCGTCCGAATAACCAAGGACGAGGAGAGGTTGCTAAAGGATATGATAAAGTACTGCCGCCCCTCACAAGTCGCTACGCGCAATGGGAAAGCCGTGTACAGACTTAGGGACGTTGAGGGTATAACGTTATGGTCTATGCTTGAAACGCGCCGTGCAGAGGACGCAAACGGGCGTATTAAGGCGTGGACGGACGACAACTACGAAGCCGAGACGATTCTCGATGCCGCGAAGCTTGACAAGTTCATAGTGTCACAGATGGAAATCGCGGACGGTCTCGAGCAAGTCGTGTTTCAGAACATGAAGCAGACGGGCGAGAGCGCGTTGACGGGTGACGAGACGATTAAACAGGCAAAGAACCTTCTCGGGCTTGTGCAGATTACGGCAGAGCTATTCCACTGTAGCTTTGAGGACGCGAAGCAAATCAACTACTCGGACGCTATGCTTGCCATCGCCAAACGCAACGACGAGATAGAGAAGGAGAAGCGAGAAATGAAGAAACAACAAATGAAAAACAGATAGCTATGACTTTTGAAACAATAATTAACACAGCGAACGCCCGGGCTACAGCACTGGGCAAGACGCTGATATTCGGAGATACCGCCGTACAGAACGTAGCGGCAAACGAATTGAGTGACGACTTTTTTACGCTTGACGTAACGACTGGAAGCTATACGGACACAAACGTACCGGGGTCAAGCGCCTACACGGTAGTCATTCGCTGCATGGGTACATCGGCTTATATGCGCGACGACGCAGTGGAGATAGCAACACTGATACGTACCGACTTGCTTTTGCACGAGATGCTAAAGAGCTTCATATGCGGCTACGAGATTGGCTCGCTCCGTATCGCCAAAGTACAGAACCAGTACGACACCATTAAATCGGGCTGGGAGGCAACGTTCGACGCTTACAAGTACGGGGTGTGAACTTGATACCGTTTGCTTTCTGATGGTTTACTTCGTACTTTTGTGCACCGTTTAAAAACAAAAGAACATGAAAATCATCAGAAACAACTTTATCCCGGTTAAGGGCTTCAAGGCTATTAACCTATTCGGCATTCTCTTCGTACGTGGTAACGCGGTAATTAGCGAAAAGACGTTAAGACACGAACACATCCACACGATGCAAATGCGCGAAATGCTGTACGTGCCGTTTTACTTGTGGTATGGTATCGAGTACGTTATCCGCTTTTTCGGTTGGAGCTTCGAGAAGAAACCTTGTGACCCGAACGACAAGCCATATGACCGTATGAGTTTTGAGAGGGAGGCATACGGCAACGAGCACGACGTAGACTACCCAAAGACGAGGAAACATTTTAGCTGGTTTAAGTATATTTAACTATGAACAAAGAGGTTACCCAATTAGTTAGGCAGATACGCGACGAGATAGTAGCTAACTACTATCGCATGAGGCTTAACGCTTCGGGTCGCTTCGATAGAGAAACTGAAGTGGTAGAGTATGCAGGCGGCGTGAAGATAGAAAGCCCGGCATACATCTATCAGATGGAGGACGGGAGGGCGGCGGGTAGCTTCCCACCCGTTTCCGCCATTAAGCAATGGATAAAAGACAAGAACGCGAACGCCGGTACGGACATACCCGAAGAAGCCGCCTACGCGATTGCCTATGTGATTAAACGGGACGGTATCAAAGTACCTAACGAATACAACGAGGGCGGCGTAGCAAGTAAGATACTAACCCCCGAGATGGTACAACGTATCACAGTAGAGGTGTCCCGGATAATAAGGGCAGAGATATTAACCATTTTAACTAAAAAGCAATGATAATAAGAAATCTATTAACCAACGAGACAGCGACAGCAGCAGACACATTGCGGATAACTGGCATCGGCGCTGGTATTTACCGCCCTATACGATTGGAGCAGGTCGGTTCGGTTACGAGCATACAGCTTATCTTTTCTCGCAACGGAGCATACAAGGCAACGGCAACCGTAACCCCATATGAGGGCGCTGTACTGGACATGTCTGTGATGGCGGTAGCCACGCCGAGCATAACGGAGAGCATTAACGCGGGTCTCGGGCTTACCGGCTTCGCTGATGTTGTGTCAATCCAATACATGGAGGGTACGTCAAAGTCTATCAGTCTCCAGGTAATTCACTCCCCTATAGCGGACGGACGGTTTGCTACGTCGGCAGGCACGCGCAACCTATCGGACTATGGCAACGGTTTGTTTAACCAAGTGGACTTCGATAGTGCGCCGTTCATTAACAGCCCGTTAACTGGAGAACCATTTAACCTTGCTTTGCGATACGGGCAGCTTACGGCAAGCTCGAGCGGTTCACTACGATATAGAGTTCCCGGTGTGAGCACGTCGTATATTTGGGCGGCGAATACACTCTGGAAAGGCCCAAACCTACCGACCATAGAGTTCAGAACCGCAAACGACGCCAGCGTATGGGGCTACGCACGTTTTGAACGTAAATACCCGTATTGCCCCGACCCAAAGAAACGGGTAACGCTTCGATGGCTTAACAGCAAAGGGGCTTATGATACGATGTATTTTGACCAATACCGTATTGTACCTACTTACTTGGTTAACTTCTCTGGCGGCAACCGCGTGTTGTCCTATGACGTTACGATAAACGTAGTAGTAACGGACGATAACCAAAACGCGCTGTACTGGCTTTCGCGTTCGGGCGAGGTTGCCGGGGTATTCCCTTTGGCTACTAACCAGTGGGCACGGGTCACGATACAGAACCCGAACGCGTTGAACATACAAGGAGGCGCGACTGGACGGGTAGCGGCGTTTAAATGCAAGTTTGAAATTATAGAACCTTAACAATATGGACTTAACAATACGAATTAATGGCGAATTGATAGACGGTGTTTCCGCTAGCTCGGTGAAACTGACCATCAACAACCCAGACCCTTTGAAATTCACGGAGCAAACGGTCAGTTACTCCGGGACAATCAACATACCGCGTTCAGAAGTTAATGACCGGGTATTCCGTTCCGAGCGTTTCCCGGGGAAGTTCATAAGGACCTCCCCGTACCGTGCCGAATTGTATTTCGGGGGCTTCAATATTCCGTTCGGTAGCGGTTTGTTCCGTGTACGGGTAACGGCAGACGAGGACGGATATAGCCTCGAACTGATAGAAAACATATCGAAGCTTTCGACATTGCGCGCCCCGGTAGTTAATATACCTACCTTTGAAACGCCAGCGTACCAATTTTCGACGTACGAGGATAGTCTTAACTACGCGTACCCTACCCCGGTAGTTATGCCCAATCTATACGCGTCTAACGGGTCAACGCCCGTGCTTATGTCATACATCGCAGACCGGGTTACAAAAACAGCAGGCGAGTACAAGGACGCGGAAAGCCAGTTGGTTTTTAAAGGCGCGCACGACGGGCTGGACGGCTCGGTATATGCGGCTAACTACATGATAGCGGAAAGCAACGAAGTAGCCACGTGTTTTACCTACATGACTGGTTCGGGATTCGATTTAAGGTTTACCGACGATTCGTTTATTGTCCTTCCGCCTTCCGCTCCTGCTACCGTTTATCTTAGAAGCAACGGCGGTACATTCGCTTTGCCGTTTGCACGCGGAGCGGTAAGACCTGGTGGCAATTACAAGTACAGCCCGGTAAGCCCGGGTTCTAAGTCTTGTTTGGTTACGCCGAGACCGACACGCGATTTGAACTTTGGCTTTACTACCTCCGCATCGTCTATGGTATATTCGGGCACGCCTATTACGACCGTACCAAATACAGAGGCGTATTTTATATCGTTCAGAATTAATTCGGTTACAGCCCCTACCTATGCATGGGACTTGGTGGAAACAATGGGCATAGATACGCCTTTCGAGATTGTGCAGGCATTCTGCAAAGCGTTCTGTTGGACGTATGAATTTAAGTCAAGCCCGTTTGCGTTGACACTGAAACCGTTTATCAACCCGTCTAATAGTTCCACATACCGAGTTGACTGGACGGGGAAAATTGACAAATCAAGCATAAAGGTCGCGGAAGCCTCGGGCGCTGCGAGAACATATGCGGTGCAGGTAGGCTCAATCAAACAGTCGGTAGGCGGTTACGGTGGGGCTATATCTACGCAGGAGACAGTAGGCGAGAGCGCGTTCCCGGTGAACCCAGGTGCGCAAAGACCATACGCCTCCATGATACGGGCGAGCGGTGCGAGCTGGATACCCGATAACTATTTCAACCGTGCGAGCGGTTACCGTGCTACGATAGCAGGGCATTATGACCGTTTTTCCCCTGGGTGGCAGGTGACGGCTAAAATGAACCTATCGTATTTCGATATTCAGAAAATGAAGTCCGACGCGCTTTATTTCGTAGGCGAGCTTAACCACTGGTTCTACCTTAGGACGTTAAGTAATTGGGACCCGTCAACGGGAAATGCGAACGTTACGTTAATCGCAGTTAAAAATTAATAATTTGGATTATGGCAACAGAAAAAGTTACTCTACTCGACCTCTCATTTGATACGTCTTCCGCCCTTGACGGGTTGGACGCTCTTATAGCAAAGTCCGTCGAACTGGCAGAGACAAAGGACCAGCTAATGGCGGCGCTCAAGAATGAGAAGAAGCAGTTGGACGAGGCAGGCAAGTCGTACAAGGCTGGGACGCTCAGTCAAGACGAGTATAAAAAGGCGGTAGGCGATGCGGCAAAGGCGCAAATAGAATTGAAAAAACAGTTGTTGGACGTTAACTCCTCAATCTCCGATAATAACCGCGAGATAAAGACGAACACGACGCTCCTAAACAGTCAAGAGGATAGCGTAGACGCACTCCGTGCCCAACTGGCAAAGAATACCAAGGAGCTAAACGCGATGAGCGCAGCAACGCGCAACAACTCCGAGGAGGGGCAAAAGCTTGTAACCGAAACAAAGGAAATAAGCGACCGCCTTAAGGACATGGAAAAGGCTGTAGGCGATAACCGCAGAAACGTAGGTAACTATGCGGAAAGCATCCAGGAAGCCATGAGCAGCACACAAGGGTTATCCGGGGCTACGGCGGCTATGGCTACATCTCTATCGGGTGGCGTGAACATCCTAAAGGTGTTTAACGCTACGTTGAAAGCTAACCCCATATTGGCAGTAGTTTCTGTTATACTGGTTCTTGTGTCTACGGTTGAAAAGCTGATGAAACGCAATAGCGAGATGGCTGCAAACCTAAAGGCGGCATTCGCTCCGTTTGAAGTTATCTTCTCGCGCATACTGGACGGCGTTACCGAGCTTCTCGGGGGTGTGGCAAAGGCTTTCGAGTGGATAACGGAGAAGGTTGTTAACTTGCTTTCGTCTATCGGTCTGATTACCGAGGAGACGACGAAGGCAGCGAACGCAGCCAAAACACTCACCAAGCAAGAACTTGCAATATACGAGGCAGAAACAAACAACCTCGTAACATTGTCAGCGATGCGTAGAGAACTGGAAGCGCAACGTACCATTGTAGGGGATCAGCTAAAGACCGCAGAAGAACGAAACGCGGCAGCCCAAAAGGCTATCGCGATTTCCAAGCAGATGGAGAAAGCCGAGATAGACGTGTTACAACAGAAGTATAACCAAATCAAGGCTCAAAACGAACTTAGTTACACAAGCAAAGAAGACAGACGCGCCGAGATGCAAGCACTGGCAGACCTGCAAGCACGGCAAGCCGATTATATCGCGCAGCGTAAAGAGCTGGAAAACCAGGCGAGCGGTATTGTAAAGGCACAGATAGCAGCCAATGCAGCAGCTTACAAAGCCGCAGAGAGCGCCAAAGCACAAGCCGCAATAAAGGCAGCGCAAGACGCGGAGAACCAAAAGCGCGCTTTACAAGAAGCGACCATTAAGCAGATGGAAACAGCGTTAACGGCTCTTAACCTTTCAATGCAAGCTAAAGAACTGGAAAACGATACCATAGGAACGAAGTTAGAAAACGAAAAGGCATACGCTGAGGAAAGTCTAAAGCTTGAAAAGTACAGATTAGAACAGGGTCTCATCTCAAAGCAGGAATACGCCAACAAGGAAGCCGAATTTAATTTAGGCATACAGCAATTGGAGATGCGACGTAAAGAGGAGCAGGACGCACTGATGAGGGAACGCGAAGCGACAGACGCGGCGAACCTCCACGAGCTTAAAATGATGGAAGTTACGAATGAATTCGACAGGCGCCAAATGCAACTTGATGCACAGTACGCGCAGGAGATTGCAGCAGCAGAGAAGATAGGCGCGGACACCGCGTTGATACAGTCCAAATACGAGAAGGCAAAGGAGGAGAACACGAAGGCACGCGTTAATGCCGAGTTGACTATGACGGCAGGGCTGGCAGGTCAGATGTCTACTTTGCTGGGCGAGGAAAGTGCAATAGGTAAGGCGTTCGGTGTGGTTCAAGCAACCATTAACACTTATATTGGAGCAACTAAAGCGCTGGCACAAGGTGGTATACTCGGTATCGCACAAGCCGCTATCGTGATTGCCTTTGGTATGAAACAAGTTGCTACGATTGCAAAACAGAAAGACCCAGATACGAAAATTAACGCATCGGTCAAGAAGTATGCAAAAGGCGGGCAGATATACGGTCGTTCCCATGCTCAAGGCGGTGTAACGTTCCGGGGAGATAACGGGCAGGTGTTCGAGGCGGAAGGCGGTGAGAACGTCTACATCATGAAGAAGACAGCGAGCGCCGAGATTAACGCACTATCTGCACTCAACGAGGCACACGGAGGCAATTCGTTCGGTACATCGGGGCTTTACAAGTTTGCTGATGGAGGTATGGTTGCCGGGCTTTCCGAAGCTAACCGGGTAGTCAAGCAAGCCGGAAGCATGAAGTTATCAAACGAAAGCATTAACCAACTCGCCGGGGTAGTTATCGACGCGGTTATGAGCATGCCTAACCCGGTTGTATCGGTGCGGGACATCAACGCAGGACAAAACGACGTGGCGGTAGTCAAGGGCTTCGCAACTTTCTAATATTAATCAACTCGTGCAGAGGTGGCGCATACGACAAAAGGCGCTATCTTTGCACGTGTTACAACAAAAACAATTTTTATGAAATTTAAAAAACTTAGAATTATTCAAGCCGGGTTAACTACCAACTTCGGGATGTACAGAGGTGGGGAATACCCCCTTTCGATTACGGACGCGGCGGTTAAAAGCGTTGTAGCGCTCGGAAACCTTAAGCCGGTCCATTGCAGGCGTACTCACAACGGTAGCGATATGCTTGACGGGTATTTAGGCAAGTTTACGAACTTCGTTTACGAGAATGGCGCAGCCTTTGCCGATTTCGAGATGTCCGAAGCACTTGAGACCGCTTACCCCAACGAAGCGAAGTTTATCGCGACCATGATCGAAAAAGAACCCGATATGCTGGGTGTTTCTGTAGTTGGTTACAATTCGGTAGAATTGAATGGCAGTATTCTTGACGTTACCGAGTTTGTGGAATTGTATTCATGTGATTTAGTGGGGCTTCCAGCTGCCACGGAAAGCCTTTTTAATAACAATAAAACAGAAAAAAAAATGAACAAATTTTTCAGCTCGTTTACAAATCTATTCCAAAAGACGCAGTTTGCAACGGAAACAGTAGAAACCGTGGATGGTAATAGCATTACTATCGAGGCGGCTGGTGAGGCGATGGCTATCGGTGATAAGGTCTTTGATAGCGAAGGCAACGTTCACCCGGATGGTGAAGTACAGATTCAAGTCGAGGGAGGTATTTTGGTTATCACTATCGAAGGCGGTGTAATTACCGAGGTTAAGCCCTACGAGTCAGAAGAACGCGAAACAGCAGCCGTACCCGAAGAGTTTTCTAACCGTATCGCAGCACTTGAGACATCTGTCGCAACGTTGACCGCCTCGGTGGCAGCGATGACCGCACAGTTTAACCGCGCAACAGCGAAACCCGGTGTTCCCCCGGTAAGCATTCCAAAGGACAAGAAGAAAGAAACAGCCCTTAGCCGAGACGCGGTAGCCGAAGCGGCAAAGAGATTTTACAAAAAATAACAAACACAAAATTAAGAAATTATGGCATTTACATTTACAGACCTTAACAAACTGGACATTAACAGTTTGAACGAAGTTATCTCTTTGACCGTCGGTTTGGCTGGTGAGATTTCTAACGGTATTACCGTGCTTAACGGTATCGCTAACAACACGCCCGTTGTTTCCCTTACAGCAGCCGACAAGGCTTTGCGTAAATCAGCAGGTTGTAATGGTTCTTACTTCTACGATAAAGTAACCGACAAGGTTAAGTATTACACACACGCACCTATCGAACTGCCTATCGAAATCTGTTTGCAGTCTTTATGGGGTAAAATGGTGGCTCGCGGTATTAACCTCGAGGACGATTTTTCTGCAACCGATTTGGCTGGGTTCATCCAGTCCGAAGTATTGAAGGTGTTAGAAGCTGACTTGCTGCGTCTCGCTTGGTTAGATGGCGACGTTAAGACAGAGGCTACGGGCTACGGTATCTTTACGCGCGGTGGTATCATCAAGCAGTTCAAGGATAGCGGAGAGACCGAAAACGTTCTGACACTCGACACAGCAGGCGTTCTTGCTGCACTTCGTGGAGCTATCGACGCACAGCGCCCCGATACACTCGATACCTCGGAATTCTTCGTAACGTCTAACGTTATGCGCCTTTATAAGAACCTTTTGCAAGACCGTGATAACAGTGCTGCACAGTCCGACATCGTTGACGGCCGCCCGGTTTACTTCTTCGAGGGGTACAAGATTAACGAACTTCGCCACGTGTCTAATGCTGCCTTGGTTGACGGTAATACGGATGCTTTCGTAGTATTCACACCGAAGGACAACATTCAAATTGCTTTGGAAGATAGTTCTACTAACATTGCTCCTTTCATCCAGGACGCCAAGAGCCGTAACTACTATTCACAGACTTTGTTCGCGGCTGATGCTATGCTGGTAGCGCCCGAGAAGATGCAGATGTGGTTGCACGCGTCTGCATAATGAAAATTAGTATTAACAATAGAAGGGGTTGGGATATTAACCCAGCCCCCTTTTTCATTTTATATAATATGGCAAAAACTTGTTTAAATAAGCTTTCGGGTAACATCTTGCAGGGTTGTACCCTTACACCCGTAGGTATCAAGGGTATATATCTGATGCACGCGGAAGATGTTACCGTAACGATTGCAGCCGGGGGCGCATCCATCGCTTCGGTGGTATTCGCTTCCGGGGCAAAGAGTTATGAGGTAGAAGGGTATAAACAGAATATCCAATATACCGCGTCCCTTAAAACTATGGACGCCTCCGCAAAGTTAAATACGTCTATTACGTTTAAGATGAAGATAGCAGGGGTGGATATGCAGTCACTCGCTACGGGGCGATTCTACGTTATGACCATGAATGCAGACGGGACAAGCGATTTCATAGGTGCTAATGCCCCTCTTGAATGTTCAGCGATGGACTTTGACAGCAACGCAAACGCGCGGCTTGTTACGGTTACCTTATCCGACCCGGAAGGCTCGGCAGGTAATCACTTCTTTGTTTGTTATTCCGCAGTTCGTAATTCAATAATCTCTAAATCAGTTTAATTATGGCATGTATATCAAAATTAGCAAACGCAATTGCTTATGATTGCGACACGGGCGCAACGGGTTTAATTAGCGCTTTGATTATTAACAAGGCCGATATAGCCAGTTTTACGATAGATACCGTCGGGTCAATGGTGTCCGCCCTTACATTAAACCCAGGCGCGAAGGCTTTTAAGATTGACACTGTAAAGCGCTCGCTGGTTGTGTCGAGTGCGTTAAAGATTAACGACGGCGCACCGAATGCCTATTCGCACTCCGCCACAATAGTTTACACGGGGGATGGTGCTACAGCATTACGCAAAACTATGGATGCATTTACAAACGGGTCTTTTGTAATTCTTGCAAAGGGGCTGCGTGGTCCAGCCGTTGTTTACGGGTTGTATTACGGATTGAGTGCGACATCTTCCGACAGAAGCAGCCACGATAACGGGAGCTGGGTTACCACAGTACTCAGCACACCGGAGAACGTTATAGGCGAGGATTCAATTACCGCCCCCGATAATGTGTATGACCCCCTATATGCGGCAGCAGAAGGGTGATAATTAACTAAAAAAGAAAGGAAAAATAATATGGCATGTATAGGAGGAATATCGGCAAGTTTGGCTATGCCTTGCGGAGCACCAGCGCGGGCAGACTTAAACAGGCCCGTGAGTGCAAAGATTTTAAACGCCGCTGCTATAGCGAGTTTTACAGTAGGCCCGGGTAGCGTTGCCACCATAACCCGCGTACCTGGGAAAGTAGGCTATGACGTTACCGTCGACAACAAGTCATTAGTTGTAACGGTTGGCCTTAAATCGCAGGATATTATTCCCGGCGCGTATGATGTGGCAATTACGTTTAAATCGTTCAGCGGCGTTCATACGCTGGTGAGCGAAGCTGCGCCCGGGGGCGTTGTAGATAAGTTATCGCGCGCAGAACTCGTTATCGCGGTAGACCACGGCGACGCGATACGCGTTTATGGTTTGGGCGTCCCCTTGGTTTGTACCGAGATGTCGGGGGATTCAAGCGCGAGCGCATATGTAACATACACGTTTGGCGTTGAGGATTGGCAGGTAGGGACAACGATTCATTATATGAATAGAAAGGACTACGTAGCGCTGAATTCACCAGCAGAATAATAAATCAAAAAGAAAATGGCAGAAGAATTAGCTAATACTACGGGGCAGGGCGAAAGCACTGCTCCCGTTGTTGTTGAACCGAAGGTTGCAACATTACAAGAGAAATTAGATACGTATTACGCAATGACTGGTCTAAAACTTGACCCTAATTGCCACATGGATATGGAATTTTTATCTTTGTGGTATGAAACGAAGTATCTGACAAAGGTGGTTTACAGATGGGCGATGAAGCCCGGGGCGCGTATCGTGCATTACGTTGATGGTGTTGTGTATAAGAGCGCGAACATGACTGATGAAATCGCGGAACGGCTTATGAAGGAGAACCCAGCATACGCCAATTGCTTCGTAGAAATCAATAAAGAGGAGAATTAAATATGATAGGTTACAGACGTTTCGCGCTTGTTGTCGAAAAGGCGCTTAAGTTGTCCGCTAATACGGGCGACAAGATTATTAACTACGGAGATGGCAACTTATATCCGCAGGAAATAGCCGAGCTTATATATGCTTCAAAGACAGCCACAGCCGCGGTTGAGAAAATGACCGAGAACATTATTTGTGAAGGCTTCAAAAACAAGGACTTCGCGGCAATGACAAACGGGAACGGCTGTAACATGGACGATGTTTTAGAGGCTACGGCAAACGATGTCGCACGTTTTAGGGGCTGGGCTTGGATAGTCCAATACGGTTTGACACCCGAAGGCTACAAGCCCCGAAACGTGTACAACGTTCCGTTTGAGTATGTCCGTGCCGAGATGAACGACAACTATTTGAAAGACCCTACCATAAAGAGGTGGCGCGTGTTCAATAACTGGGATAGGCAGAACGTCAAGGCAACGAGCAGCGCGCAGAACTCCACGGTATATCCTACCTTTGACCCGGAAAATTTCGCATCGGAGGTTGAGGAGTGCGGCGGTATTGAAAACCATAAGGGGCAGCTACTATATGTGAACCTTGGAACAACTCGCCCGTACCCCCTTAGCACGTTCCACTCGGTACGAAACGAGATGGGTGCGGAGAACAAGAACGGTAAATACGTTAACCGTACTTTGGGCAGGGGTTTCCACATGTGTAGCATCGTGTCGCACGGTGATTTCGAGACCGAGCAGGCGCAGCAGG